GCCGCCGATGCTCGGACAGCGTGTTCTCTGCCCGCGTCAGCTCGTCGCTTTGCGGGCCGAGCGCCTTACGCATCGCGGCAAGGTTGCGTTCGGAGCGGGCGATCCCGTCGACGTCGCCTTTAGCGCGGGCCCGATCAAGCGCGCTTTCCGCCGCGGTCAGCAGCGGATTGATCTGCGTGGCCTGCTGCTGGCGAACGTCGTTGACGTGCTGCTCGGCCGCGGCGATCTTCTGCGCGTTGCCCTCGAGCTGTAACCGCACGTTTTCGATGCGCCGCTCGGATCCGACCACACCATCGGCGGCGCTGGCCGCCTGCCGGCGCTGGGCCTCCACCCGCCGTTCGGACGCGATGATAGCCTCGTTGGCGTTGACAACCTGCTGGCGTGCAGAATCGACCGCGCGGGACAGCCGCGAATACGCTGTCTCGTCGACGTTGACGCGTAAATCAATCGGCCGGGCTTCCTGCTCGGCGCGCATCTCGTCGATCCGGCGTTCGGCGTTGCCTTCTTCGGCGACGACCCGCAGCCGCACCGGCCGGTCTTGCTGCTCCTGACGTAGCGCGTTGATCTTTTCCTGCGCCTTGGCGGCATCAGCGGCGACCTGAAGAACGAATTCGGCCTGCTGGCCTTTCAGCTGCGTATCAAGCTGTTCGCGGAACTTGCTGGCATCCGGGACGATTCTCAATCTGGCATCGCCGGCGTCGTATACGGCCAATTCAGGTCACCCCCTTTCTGCGGTGTTGCCGTTGCGTGTCACCAGCGCGTGCGCTTCGGCTAAGACGTTGTCGACCAGACCGCGGGACAGCGCGATTTTGCGGTCTTCGATTCGGTCAAGCGGGAACTTCGGTTTGACGCGCTGCTTCGGCGCATGCGACCAGCGTCCGGATTCGGCGCGCAAACTGTGAATGTGATCGGTCAGCTCGTCGATCGCCGCTATCGTACGGGTGTAGCCGACCAGTGACGGCGGCTCGCTTTCACGTTGCTGCTTGATAGCGGCGAGTTTCTCTTCTAGTTCTTCATCGAAACGCACATCGCTGAGCTGCGCGGCCCAAAACTGTGAACCCTCCGTCAATCCAAGGGTTTTCACGTAGTTGTGAAACTGGTCCCACGGGCGTGTGCCGCGGAAGAAGTCGCGGGCATCGACGCCGCGGTCAAAAAAGTCGCCCTCAATCTGGTCCCAGTAATGCTCTATCCAGTCGAGGGTTTGAGTTCTTTTCCCGCCGCGTCCACATCTTCGATGTGCCCGCACGTCGGGCATGTGCCGTCGTCGGGCTGCGACGGAATCCAATGGCTGCGAAGGTCGTTGCGGAATTCGTTCCACAACGATTCGTCGAGCTCATCGAAGAATTCCACAATGTCATCGTGTTGTGGCCCGAGAAATGCGCGATCCCAATCGGATTCGGCTTTGCGCACCGATTCGCTGAGCACGTTGATCTGAGACTGTGCCCCGTCAAGGTTGGCTTTCCACACCTCAATTTCGTGCTTCCACTGCTCAAGCTCACGGCCATACTTTTCGGCCGCCTCCGTCTGGGCGCGGCCCGCGGCGGCATCCTTCGCCGCCTGATCATCACCCTTAACGGGCGTAACCGGTGATGCTGGGACACGCTCCGGCATCGGGGGCGCCGGAACGTTACTCAAGTTGTAGGCGATGTTCAGTTGCGCCTGACCGATCAGCTGGCGCCGCTCAGCGTCCCGCATCGCTTCGTTACGTTTCTTCGTCGGCGCCGGCACAGACAACTTGTCGGTGATCTCATACGGCCCGATCTTGTTCGTCTTCTGCGACAGTTCCAGAAACTTACCGGACGGAACCCCGAACTTCGGGGCCTTACCGTTACGAATAGCAGTGCTGGTAGCCAATTTTCGGGCCTTTCATGGTACAAACCCCCCGCCCACGGTTGCCATGTTCGGGCAGATGGGCGGGGGGTTCGAGGGGAACAGGTTGAAACAGGTCAGCTAGCGGTCACCGTGCAGGTAGCGGTGTCGCCGTCGAAGGTTGCGGTGATGACCGATGTTCCGGCCGCCACACCGGTCACGACACCCTTCGAGGACACCGTCACATTCGCCGGGGTGCCTGACACGTAGGTGGCTTCGTCGGTCTGGTCGAAACCGTTGGAGTCCACCACCTGCAACTGCTTGGTGTGGCCGGCGCCGGCCGCCACAGTGACCGCGGCGGTCGTGTTGACGAAACTGATTCCGGTGATGGCCGGCGCGAAACCGGTCGTGTTGTTCGCGGTGATCGTCTGCCATCCCTGGCCGCACACACCACCGATCAGCGGCAAACCGACCGTGTTGTCCGTCAAAAACACCAGTTCAACAGGGTGCTCCATCACATTGGAGTCGACCAGCGACATGTCCGACCGCTTACCGGGGATGACTTTGTTGGCCAGCCAGTAGAAGAACACCGGGTTGCCGTCACCCGCGATCGACACACCGAGCAGCACAGCCCGGTACAGCAGGTTCGCCGGCAGCTCCGGGATGCCGTAGGTCGAGCCGCCGGTGGCGGAAATGTTGGAGAACTGCGAATTGACCGCACCCCAGTAGATGGAGATGTTCTGCATGCTGAACTGCTGCGGAACATAGTTGATGCTCTTGACGGATTCCGACGCGACAATCTGTGTGGGAGAACCCTTACCGGTCGACATGATGTTGTTGATCGTCGGGTTGTTGGTCAGCTTGAAACCGTCACGCTTGGTGACGTTGCCGACGCTGACGTAGTTCGCCAGCAGCGACGAGTTGATGCCGCCGCCGGTGGCCTCAAGGTTGGTGATCGGCGACGTCCCGTAAAACGGGGTCAGCAGCACCGTGATATCGGTGGGGGCAAGCTCGAGGTCAGACTGCCCGTCCTGGTACTGGCTAATCGGTGAAGAAGGCATGAGAGTGTTGTCCTTTCGTCCTACAGGAGCGACTTGTAATTCGGGATGCCGGCCTGCTTGGTGTGAAGTCCGACGGTGATTTGGACGAGCCTGTCGTCCTGAATGAGTTCGGGAATCTGCTGCGGTCCGACGACTTCACCGGCCATAGTCAGCGTCACCCCCGGAGCGCCCTCAACGGTGCCTCCGCTTTCGTAACCGTTCAACACCTGGCGAACGAATTCCATGAGATACCAGGATGTGTCGCGGCTGCGTGTCAATGCTGCGAGCGCGACCCGCGGCTCATCCCGGTTCTGGTCGAAGTTGTATGGGCCGCCCATCCTGTAGGCGCGCAGATACGCGTAGCCGTCGTTCAACCACGGGTCGTAGACCGCCGGCACAGGAAGCCAGCTCACAACATAGGTCGGTGACCATGCGAGATTGCCGCTGGCATCCGGTATTTGGGTGGTTCCGAGCATGGGCTGAAACAGCAGTTGCATCAGAATTTCGGCGTCGGGGTTGCCTCCCTGATACCACGGCGGAAAATACAGACCGGTCGGTGTCGGTGTGGTCACAGCGCGCCCAGTTGTTCACGGACACGGTCGAGGATGTGCGCGGGCCGGTTGGTGTGCCGCCCAGTCGATCCTGGATGGTTACCGGCGCCGAATTCATACGATGCCGCATAGTTGTGCAGACCGCTCGGCGAGTCCACGCCGCCGACGCCGAGCGGCGACCCGGCCGATCCCTGACCGCCGACATCGACCGACCCGACCCAACGGCTATCGCCACGCAAAACCGGTTCGACACTGGCGCTGCCGTGAATGGTGGAAGCCAAAAGCCCCGTGCGCTTAGCGATTTCAGACTGTGCCAGCATCACAGCACTGTTGGTGACTTCTTCAACAACGCCCCGTAGTTCGGGGCCGACAAAGTATTCCGTCAGAAACCCGTCGTTGAGGTCGTAGTCCACTAGCCGGCTCCTTGCATCCGGAAACCCACCCACCCGAAGTTTGTTCGCGTGAACGGGTGGTCGTCGTTGCCGCGGGATTGGCCGGCGATATCGAAGTTCTCGCCGTTGTAGGTGACGCTGTCACCTGCCTGCAAAGCCGGGACACCGTTGGGGCCGGTGGTGTTGCGTTGGATGAAGATGAACGAATCTTGGATGAACCGGTTCTCTTGACCGTCGCCCAACCTGGGGCGGCTCATCGCCGACGACACAGACACCACCGCCTGCAACGGGAATTTCAGCGGATTCTGGTTACCGCGGGAATCGAAGTTCGGCCGCGACACGGTCACCGTCGACGTCTGCGGCGGCGGCCAGATGCCGAACACTCAATATCCCGGCCACGGCCGCGCTTCGGCCGTGTTGATTTTGAATGGCGGCACCTTCGCCGTCCCAAACCGGGCGCGCTGCGTGCGGACACGGATCCGGTTCAGTTCTTCTTCGGTGAAGTCGATCGCCGCATCAAACGAATTCGACATGGTCGACGTGGTGTTGATGTCGGCCATCGCCTGCCCGAGCTGCTTCAATCGCCGCGGGTTCGCGTACAGGTCGAGCACCTTATCGCACACCAGTGACACGATCCGGCCGAGTCTGCTGGCCTCAATCGCCCCGTCTTGAACTTGCTGAAGGGTGGTGCCATCCAACGATGGCACCAATCCCATCAGTTCGTTCTCAACATCGGTGATGCGCGTATCGACCCATCCGCCGGACTCCGTCGCCGTGGACGTCAACAACCCTTCAACGTCGCGGTTTTGGACATCAACGATTTGGGCGAAAACACCCACCGTCAGACCGGCTTCCCGGCTGCTTCCAGCTCGGCGATAATCTGCTCTTTCGTCCAGTCTTCCTCAATGTCGACGTCCTGGTCGATCGCGTAGTCACGCCACACGTCAAGACCACTACCGGGCCCATTCCGCGGAGGCACCCCCTCAACTGGCGGGGTGGTCTTCTTGTCCTCCAACTTCGATGACCTCTTGCCGGCGTCGTCGATAAGCTTCTGGTACGCCGCCCGCTGGCGGCGACTTCTCGAGCTCTCCACACCGTCAAGTTCGGCGATCTTGTCGTGATAGTGCTCCAACGTGGCGTCAGGTAACTCCTGGTCACCTAGCACGCTCTCATTCGCCACGATCGCCCACGGCGGGAACACGTCACCGGGTAGCACATGCTGTACCCGGCCGCCCTCGTCGTGAATCGGGACACTTCGATCGCTCAGATTTTTCACTGCACCCATGGTCGGTTTCCTTACTGGACGGTGGCGACGAGCAGTTTGCGCGGGTCGGCGATCACCGGAAGGGCCACCGCGTCAACGAATGTGCGGCGCCTAAACGGTGGTTGATCCTCGCGGACCAGGATGCCGATGATCCCCGCACCGGTTTCGACCTGAACATGGTTGGCGTTCAACTCCATCACCGTCGTCGGGGTGCCCCACGCCGTGAATCCGAGCTCAGCGCAGTCCGACGGCAAGAAGAAGAACAAATTCTCCGGCATAGCCTCCTGAGACTGGCCGTTGACGTCGAAGAAGTTCCAGTACACCTGATCCCACGACAGGGGCGGCAACCCGTTGGCTTGCAGCAGCGGGTTGATGTCCTCAAAGGTGATGTTTGTCCGCTCCCACACCGCACCGAACACGGCGTTGATCAGGGATTGGTTTTGCATCAGCTGGCGTGCCGTGGACAGCGACATCATGTACTGGCCCGGCGGTTTGCCGTTCTGCTTGACATAGATGTCGTGCCAGGTGATCAAGTCCTGCAACGGGTTCGACGTCGCCGTGTTCGACCACAGCGCGCCGGCCGGTGTCACCAACTGTGTTGATGGGACACCGTAGTTGACTTGCTGCTGAATGCCGTTCTCGTCGATCGTCAGGATCCCGTCGGCGAGAACGTTCGCCCACGCCATTTCGATGCGGTTCTGCGTGTACATGGTCAGCTTGTCGAGGTCGTTGTAGATGGCGCTGACCAGGATTTGCTGAATCGTGCCGCCGAGCCGCTTGTACTCCTGCTCGCGGCGCTCGTACTCGCCGACCGGCAGTTGACCGCCGAGCGGCAGCATCCGGACACGCTTTTCCAGCCCGGTGTCGCGAGGCGCAACCCAGTACTGGCCGTCCCATGCACGGAACTGCGCGACCCGGTTGGTTTGGCCGATGACCGCGAAGTCGATCTCGTCGAGGTCGAATTCCTTGCGGGGGAACATCTGCGTGAGCTTGTTGTTGCTCGGCAGCGGGATTCCCTGGGTGTAAACAATCGTGTCTTCGAGGGGCAAAGGCCCGTCAAGGAAAAGTGGCATTGGTCAAGCTCCTTTCAGGGCTGGTAGCTGATAGCGGGGATAGCGGTCTTCGCGTTGGAGTCCACCGCACCTGATCCACTCTGGAACGGCAGATGCGACAGCGACACCATCGCGTCGTAGACGACGAGGCTGATCGACACCTGCGGTGCGACAGTGAAACTGGCGCCCGCCTGCCACACAAACCGCGCCGGCGCGTAGGTGAGTCCCGCGAAAACCTGCTGCCCATTGGACTGCGTCGGGTCGTACGGCCCGTACAGTCCGGACGCGGTTTCCAAACCGACAGCGGTACCCGATGGCAGATAGCCGTTCGGGTAGTGCGCGGTCACACCAGCCGTGGTTTGCGCGACCGTGCCCGCCGACACCGTGAACGCCGGCACTTTCACAGCGCCCAGCGCGCCTTGGAAGGTCACCACATAGCTGGTTCCGGGTGTCCCGGTCACAGCCACACCGCCGGGATAGGTGGTGTAGCCCGACGATCCGGGCCCGGCCAAACCTTCGTAGCCGGAACCGATTGTGGACAGCGCCTGCAACGCGGCTTGCACAGTCGCCAGAGACGCGTTGTACGCGATTGGCGCCGTGGTCTGGCCTTCGTAGGTGACGGTGAACGTTCCACTGCCGGGCGGGGTGATGGTCTGAACCGCGGCGGTGCCCGTCTGGTTGAACT